AAATTCAGACTATGACGGGCGTTCCTATTGAGATTCCTGGGCATATGGTAATCAATAAAAGAGTTGAAAGCGACGATGGGACGACCATTAGATATTGTAATCCGTTTGAAGGCTACACATACAAAGAAGCTCTGGCAATCATAGCTAGTTACTACGGCAGATTTGTTACAGTTGACAGAACAGGAAAAGTCGTATTCAGAGACTATCGCAGTAGAGATTACCAAATCACAGCCGATAGGAGCTTAGAAGATATAAACGTATCTAATGAGATTTTTAACCTAGGCTATATTAAATGTACTGTCGATAACGATTTAGTATTAAAATCGGGCAATGGAGCTACAGGCGTTACAATTTCTTGCTTTATGCATACGCAAGATACGCTAGACAGCTTATATAAT